TGAAAAATCAATATTATTAGCAGATGAATTTATGATGGTGCATGTTGGACAAATTTTGATTGTAACATCATTGTTGAGAATTCAAATTGTTTATGCTTATGGGGATTTGAATCAGATTCCATATGATCCTAGATTACCAGATTTTGAATGTAAGTATTCAAGATTTATCGATTTACGTGAAGTTCAGTTTCTACCAGTTACACGTAGTTATAGATTAGGTAAGAATGCTGTATCTAGATTAAAGTTATTTTACGGAGATAATGGTATTAGTTCAGTATTTGGATATAATGATATTATGGAAATAGAGAATATTGATTCTATAAATCAAATTATTTATGATTCACAAATCAAATACATAACTTTTACTCAAGATGAAAAGACAGTTTTGAATAATTATTTTCACCGTAAGATTGTTAATACTGTACATGAAGTTCAAGGTATGACGTTCCCTAGGGTATGTTTGGTTAGATTACATATACAGGATAATGTTGTATATAATTCTAGACCTCACATTATTGTTGCTATATCTAGACATACTCAATATTTTAAATATTGTACAGTAGTTCAAAAGGATACTATGATTGAGGTATTACAAGGAAATTATGAGTGTTATGAATTTCAGGAATTTTTGAAAATTCAACCACAAGTATTTCCAGCTATTACAGCTAGGGTGGATGTATTACGTGTGATTGTTTCAGAAGTTATGGAAAATAAATTTCCATTTTTAGGAAATATGTTTCAAACTAAGAAGATGTTGGAAGTTCCAGAAGTAAAGTATCAAACTAAATTATATTTTAATCCATATACTAGTTATCGTACTAGAATAGCTATGCCCTTTAAAGATTTACAGAACTTTTTATTAAAATATGTTCCTGTTTATGTTGATAAGATTGCTAAGGAAGAGAATAAGAAAGTATTGAATTTTAAGGCTGATGAGATTTATAATTATAGATTATATCAAGCTGCTATTGTTAAGGCAGATAAGAAAGTTGAAAATCTTATTGAATGTAAGATTGATAATGGATTTACTACTAAGTTGCCAAATGATATTTATACTTTAAATAATGCAATAAATAAAAGAAATCGTGATCCTCCATTGATGAATGTAGTGCATGATCATATTGATGTTAAGAATATTGTTGATCGATTTATGAAAGTGTATATTGATTCTGAACAATTAAGGAAAATAAAAGAATATGCGCCTCATGCAAATGTTGGACATTATCAGAAATGGATGTCCACTAGAAGTCCACGTGTACAAAAGATTATTGAGGCATTAAATATGAATTATGATGTAGATTATTTGGAAAATCATAATTTATTGGTTTATGAATCATTTTTAAAAGATCAAGCTAAAGTAAAATTTGATGGTTCACATTTTTATGAAGATCCAGCTGGTCAAATAGTTACTGCTATGGATAATGAATTGAATGCAGCCTTTACGCCATATATAAAGATATTGGATTTTTATATAAAAGGTAGTTTAAAATCGGGATTTTATATTAATGATGGAATTACTATGAAAGATTTGAATGCTATTGTGAATAAAATAGCTTCTAAAGGTGAAC